GCTGACGGCGGGTTCCAAAGCCTAATGTTCAAAGGTTGCCCAATAACCTTTGATGGCACACTTGCTGGTGAAGGAAAAATGTACTTCCTTAACACCAAGTACCTACAACTAGTCGCACATAGCGATGTTTGGTTCAAGCCAACACCGTTTGTACGACCAACCGACAAAGACTCTGTGTACTCACAGATCCTTTGCTACGGTAACCTTACAACGAGCAATCGTGCAAGACAAGGTTACATGTACGGTATCACACCAGCTTAGGCGCTTGATGGGTAGAGGTTTCGCAAACGCATACAAAGCAGGTTCTAGACCGTATGGTCAGCCAGCGAGCGGTAAATCATTTCGTGAGAGTACTCCACGCCCCCAGGGTGTAGGGTCAAATCGAAATGTCCACCAAGTAGCTCCTACGCCTGTAGCGAAAGTGAAATCATCCCCTGAAGCAACTAAATGCAGTTCGCTAACTCGGAGTGGGGAACCCTGTAAGGGGCGACCTGCTTCGGGTAGCGACCTGTGTAACTTTCATAGGAAGTAGTTATGGAAATACAGGATATGCGAACGTATATTCGTGATTTGCTGGATATAGATTCGTCAGATATATCTGGAGATATTCTTAATCGCTTTATAGCAGAGGGGTACGACCAAGTTGTGTACTCTGAGAAGCGTTGGCCTTTCTATGAAGCAGAAGATACATTCCCGACTGTAGGGGGTACTTCTGATTATGATTTGAAATCTGCTGCTACGACCTTGGTAACTAACACTAGCGGCCTTAGAGACATAGCTGCTTTACGAACAGACGATCATGTCATAACGTATATAGGGCGTGACGATGGCGATGTTGTCTATCCATTAGATTCCAATTCGTCAGGTGACTCTTATTTCTGGTCTGACTGGGCAGAGAAAGTGCGGTTATATCCTACGCCATCTTCAGCTCAAACTATTTATGTAAGAGGGTATAAAAAACCTACCGCTTTTGGGGTAGGTAGTGTTGATGGTACTTCACCTACTGATTTCCCTGAACCATTTCATATTCTATTCGCTACTTATGGGGTCGCTCGTGCTTACGAGCAACAAGAAGATCCTGGAATGGCTCAACAATACTATGCGATTTTTGCTAGGGAGTTAGATAATCTTCGGGCAAGGTACATTGATGTTCCTACACCGCAACCTCTTGTTCTTAACAACAGGAACGTTTCACGGTGGAGGTCACAATCGTACATGCCTGACCGTTTACGTTATAGCTGGGAGTAGCCGATGGCTAAGCAAGGCTACAAAACGGAAGTTCTTGAGAGTTTCTCAGGCGGTTTGAATTTTCGTACTGACCAATTTAATTTACAGCCGAATGAATCACCTGATTTATTAAACGTCGATGTTGACCCTCGTGGTGGCGTTAAGTTACGCAACGGAGTTGCGGCTATCAATACGAGTGCTTTGGGCGCTAATGTGGAAGGTATCGCTTCGTTCTTTACGGATGGCGGCACTTCTCAGATTATCGCTAATCATGGTACTGCTGTTGTGCATAGCACAGGTGGCAACTTTACTGCTATGACAGGTCAGACAGCGAGAACTGCTGGTTCTCGCATGTATGGCGTAACTATGAACAACGTGTTTTATGGTGTGTCAGGAGACAAAGTTTCATTTAAGTGGACTGGTACTGGCAGCGGTAGTGATCTAGGAACCACTCTTGATGGTTCTGCTGGTAATTTCCCTATAGCCCAGTATGTTACTTTTTGGAATAACTTTGCTTGGGTGGGTAAAACGTATGAGAACGATGGGGGCTTTGCCTACAATAATTCTAGGGTTCGTTGGTCAAACGCTAACCAAGCTGAGAAATGGACCAACACAGACTATGTAGATGTAGACATAGGGGAACGTGGAGATGTCATTACAGGTTTAGTTCCTCTTGCTGACCGTTTGCTGATATTTAAGAACAACAGTGTTCATGCTATTTATGGTTTTGATTCTGAGTCGTTTCAGTTAACTGCGTTGTCAAGAGATGTGGGTTCTATTGAGAAATCCACTCCTGTTTCGACACCGTATGGCGTGTTTTTTTGGCATGGTCGTGAAGGCGTGTATCTGTATAACGGACAAGGATTTATTAATGTATTTGAAAAGCTGCGTCCAGCTATAGATAACGAAAGGATTAGTTTCACTACTCCTCCTCAGTTAGCTTGGTATGAAAATCGTTTATATGTTTCTGTAGATATGTTGCAGTATTACAAATCTGGGGCGCAATTAACGAAACGTCATGTGTTTATCTATGATCCTAGTATCCAGTCTTGGAGTTTGACAGATATAGATGCTGCGACGTTGCATGTGCATACACCTCCAGGTGGTTCGCCGTTGCTGTTGGGTGCGTGTGATTCTACGTCAAGCCCTGACCACGAAGGTCGTGTAATTAAGATGGAGCAAGATACTGCCACTGATGCGTATGATGGCGCTACTGCCGCTCATGTAGATTCTCATTTTACGACCCCTTGGTTGTCTGGCAAAAATCCTGTTACGAAAAAGCGTTGGGGTAGACCTCAAGTAGTTATGGACGCTGCTAAAAGTTTAACGATGCAAGTTGAAGTCTACACGGATTATGATAAGGCTTCTTCTCGTAAGATTGTCGATATTTCCATAGACGGAAGAGAGTCTGCTTCTGTGTGGGACACTGCTCGTTGGGGTAACGCTGATGGTTCTACGCATACTGCTCCTGTTGGTATGTGGGGGGCTGAGTCAGCTAACAAGATAACTGATGTTGTTCGTGTGCAGAGCCTTGGTAACGCCAAGTCTGTTGCGTTAAAAATTAATGGTCCTAGCCAATCAAGTAGCTGGGAAATTAATGGAATTATGTTTACCTATAAACCAAGGAGATTACGGTAATGACTCTTTCAGTCAATGATTTTACAGCAGGGGATGTTATTACTGCTTCTGCGATGAATACTAACTTTGCGACCATTGAGAGCTATGTGAATAGTTCGCCTGGTTTGGCGCAGCTTAGTGGCGCTACTTTTTCTGGTGCTGTGACGTTTAGCGCTGGTGTTACTTCTACTGGTGGTACTACGGCGTTAGGGACTACGAATGTAACTGGTGCTGTTACTGTTGGCGTTGATGACACTGGCCATGACGTTAAGTTTTTTGGTGCTTCTGCTAGTCATTGGATGCTTTGGGATCAAGCGTATGATGCTTTAGTTCTGACTCAAGATAGCGGAATATATTTCTATGATAGAGGTGGCGAAAACATTAGAGCTGCTTCTAATGGGCATTTAGAAATTAATGCTGGTACTACCTTGGATTTGACAGCTCCAACGATTGACTTGAATGCTTCTTCTGAAGTTAATATCGATGGGAATGTTGATCTTAATGGTGCTATAGATATTTCTGGTGGTGCTGCTAGCTCAAACAATCTTCAAGTTCAATTTGCTGAAGGCTATTCAATTCACGCTGACAATGACGGTACTGGCTCAGATAGTTCACGGTTATGGTTTCATGGTCCAGATGAGGGTGAATTTATCGTTGGTCCAAGAGCAGGTGGTAATAATTTTGCAAATATACGTTTAAGAGCGACAGGTGGTGTTCTCCAATTTGAGGGTTCGTTGCATACAACCGCTGTTAACTCTATCCCTCGTATGGCGTACAATGGTGGGGGAGCTGCTACTGTGGCTAGCCATCAAATGAACGCTATACCTACAATTTTTATATGTACAACTCAGCCGACTGCTACCAGCACAGGCGATATTTGGATTGATATTTAATGGCTCTTAGTTATTGGAATGGTTCAGCTTGGACATCTATAGCTGACGGTACAACCGTTAACTATTGGAACGGTTCTGCGTGGACTAACCCTACTGCTGTTAAGTATTGGGATGGGGATTCTTGGGAAACAGTGTGGAACAAATCTAATTCTGTTGAATTAGTTTTTCAGGCTGTTGATTCTAATTCGTGGCGACCAAGCGGATGGCGTGGTTCAAGCGATTTGCGTTTTGGAAGCTGGGGCTTTGGTGACCACATTGGCGTTATGTCATTCATAACAGGAAACAACACAAACTCCGCTACAGCAGCAGATGGAACATCAGTTTCAGCTAACACGTTAGCCAACCACCTTGCTGAACGACCTTATGTTACAGCAGCTTCTTTGACTCTCTACAGAACTACAGGTGGTTACAACCCTATTAACGCTGTTTCTAATTCAGAGAATTGGTATCTTGGATATTACGACGGCACTATTGGCTCTGGCGACGCAGACGATGACATCAATACTACTAACATGACGACTATTAGTGCTGCTACCTTAAATGCACTTGGGTGGAATCATAATGAATCCAAAACCCTAACAAATCTTAATACCACGATGGCTGCACAATTAGGCAGTAAAGAATTATGGGGTTCAAATAGATACGAAAGTTTCTCTGGTACTGGTGGGGAAGATACAAGTTACAGCACGTTTGATGGTCATAGCGATACCAACAAACCTACTTTAACAGTAACGTTAGATTACGTGGGGTAATAATGCCTAAAGACATTCAATACACCAAACTACTAGGACCACAAGTCGAAATAACAATGACTAACGGCCCTGACTACGAAGGAACATATGCTTCTGGCACAACATACGCTGCTGGCGACGTTGTAGCCTACAACGGCTCTTCATACGTCGCTAGACAAGCGACGACAGGTAACACCCCTGGTGATACTGCCTATTGGCAAAC